ATAGGCCCACACGAAAACGGTCTTTCTTCATGAAGGGCATTTGGGAACTATCGCTCGTTCATCCTTTTCGCTGGAAGGGAAAAGAAATGATGAGAAGGGACCTGCACCCTGCGGAGGGGGGCAAGTATCCCTACGTCTGCGGCAAAGCAGATAGTCCTCCAAGAGGAGGACTATCTGCCCCCGCTTGACTCAAAAAGTGGGGAGAGAGTGGGGAAAAAAATGTCAGACAAAAGAAAAGGGAGTTAGGCTTTTAACCTAACTCCCTGAATATTCTGGCTCCCCGGGACGGACTCGAACCGCCAACCTAGTGGTTAACAGGGACGCGGCTCCCGTAAAAATCATATTGATATTTATGAACATTTTGCTATCTCTTCAGTATCTATGTATAAAATAATTCTCAATATAACAATGACTAACAAGCCTCACCTAGTGGCCTGCGTTGCCGTTTGACTGATCCCTGACGGATGGGACGGCGTAATTCTTTCGGCGTCTTCGCTTGATTCCCGGGCAAAGACCCTGTCCAGGATCGTCACCACCTTGGCCTTATGCTTCTTGGAAAGCTCGGCATAAATCATGGTCATCTTGATGTCCTTGTGCCCGAGTAGTTCCTTAATCTCGTAGAGGCTCACCCCGTTCATGACAAGGTTGCTGGCGAAGGTATGACGCAGGTCGTGGAAGTGGAAGTCTTTGACGCGCTCTTCGTTGGGGTTCACGATTGCGGCCGCTGCCAGGGCGGTATGGAAAGCGGTCTTCACGTCCAGGATGCGCTTGCCTTGCCATGTGAAGAGGTAGTCGCCGGCCTGCTTCCCCTCGGCCAGGGCGGTCAAAGTGGCAAGCAAGGTCTCGTTGATCGGTATGAAGCGTTCCTCGTCATTCTTAGTCTTGGTCAGGTGGATAGAGCGCTCTTTGAGGTTGACTTCGATCCCCAGGCGTAAGGACAGAATTTCCTCTTTCCTGGCTCCTGTGTGCACGGCCGTGATGACGATGGGGCGCAGGTGCTCCGCGCAGGCGTCGATAAGCCGGTTCACCTCGTCGGGGCGTAGATACCGTAGCCGGCGCTTTTCGGTGAACTTCATGCGCTTGGTGGAGAAGGGGGCGCTCTGAATGTCCCCATCCTCGACGGCGATGGTGTAGAGGTGGGCCAGTGTTGTGAAAACACGGTTGAACATCGTGGTCTTCTCCTCGCCCTTCATCGTAGCGCGAAACTCGTCGATGTCCTTTCCGGTGAGTTCATCAAGGTAGCGGTCGCCCCAAAGCTCTTTGATCTTCTTGAGGTGGACTAGCTTGGTCTTTAAGCCACTGCCTCGGCTCCTGGACTCGCACCAGGGTTGATAGCGGTTGTCAATGAAGTCCTTGATCTTCACCTTCTTGACGACGTGACGCTTGATATAGCGTTTTTCGACAATCGCTGTATCGATCTCACGCAGGAAGTTTTCTGCTGCTTCCTTATGAGGCCCTATTTTCTTCTGGCGGGTCTTACCGTCAGGGTCACGCCATTGAGCATAGTAGATGCGTTTGTCCACGGATATGCGCTGGTCATACCCCTCGCATTCTTTATTTTTGCAACGGATTTCTCGACTTAATACTTTCGACATGCCGAAGAGCTTTTTGCACTTGGGGCACTGTACCAGTATTGAACTCATGACTTGCGCCTATCTCTTTGGGCGGCCCACATCCACCAGGGAAGCAGGCCGCCCATGATTTCGTCAGTGCCGGCTATTCCGGCGTGTCGTCGGTGATAATGGTCCCGGCCATGATTCCCAGGCGTTCGATGGCCATGGAAAGCAGATAGGCCGATCCCCGCACGTTCTGGACCGGCACAGGCTTGTCACCTTCGGCCAGGGTGTCGAGCTGGGTGTTGATGGATTCCAGTGCCAGGGTCAGCCGCGCCAGCGTGGTGCGTTCGGTGGTGGTCATGCCGGGCCCACCTCAACCTTGACGCATCCAGACACGCCTTGGCCGGGGATGCCAAGGATCACCTCGGCGCGATCCACCAGGGCCCTGAGCACGCGGGCCGCGTCGGCGTTGTTGACGGAAAAATCGGACTTCTCGGCGTCCAGGATCAAGGCCAGGGACAACAGAGGTGCAAGTGCCAGGACGGCCTTTTCCTCCTGGGTGACCGTCCCCCACTCATTTGGTGAAACCCCCATCACCACGTCGAAATACCGCGTCTTGTCCTCGCCCCTGTCAGAAGGTAATGTTTTTTCAGCCATGCTTCGCGCCTCCCTGATGCGCGTTGCGGGTTAGGCCCTGGTCGGTGTTGGTAGCGCCGACTGGGGCCGATTTATAAAATTCCTGTCGCCGCAGCGTGAACAATTATTTTTTGAATTTTAGTTTGGATCTTGTCCAACACACCTTGGTAACCATCTCGGTAAACAATTTTATCTTCTAACTCTTGGTGCTCAATTATTTCATCATTACGGCGAATATCCCCGCAAGTGTGTATCAATTCATTCCCGTTCAGTTCCCAACGAATAACATGAGATCCTGTCCGTTGGTTAATTAATATGTCGCATTTTGCAGATCCATTAAAAATATTTATTATAAAATTCATTGAGCTGCTCTTCTCATCCCAAGACATATTGAAGTCAGCCCCTATTGATTCCATATATCTTTTAACAGGAAGCATGTACGCATAGACCTGCTGCACAACTCCAGAACCAACTTTTTTTGCATTTTCAAGTGCTGTATCGTATGCATTTTTTGCATTTTTGTATTCTATACTAAGCCTCTGAACAAATTGATCTCCATAACAAAACTCTTGCATTACTTTACTCCCTTGAATTGTTAGATGTGTTGCGTAGATGCTATTCCGATTTTCCGCGTGCCAGCTTTTCCTTGATGGCCTCAATAATCCACGCTTGCAGGGTCATCCCTGCCTTGGCCGCTGCCGCCTTGGCCTCCCGATGAAGCTCGTCGGGAAAACTCTTGATGCTGAGTACGCCCATAATTGTCCGTCCTTTCCCGATAGAATAGCCATACCAGCAAAGACTGTCAACACTGTCTAGGCAGTTAATTCAGTCAGACCACAACCATCACCCCCCTTGACTTCCCCCCTCCCCGTAGACATGGTAGCTCCATGAGCGCACCAACTGTCAGCGAACCTGCCAACGCGGCGGCCTTTGCCGGGCTTCTTGCCCATCTGCGAGTTGCCGCCTCCGCCGGGCGGTGTCTGAAGGCGAGGTCGGAAAGGGATATGGACCTTGCGCGGCAGGCCATTACCCTGAGCAAGATGGGTGAAAAGGCCCTGCTTGCCTCCAGGGAAGAGGCGCAGAGGCCCGGAAGCGATCTGGAAGCGCTCTGTGCAAGCGTCACCAGGGCAAGGGACGCGCTCATCATGTTTATTTCAAAGCTCGCCCGGCATCCGCGTCTTCGCGTACTGAAGCCGCTTTTCGAGGACGCCTTGGACGATTGGGACGCGCTGGCGGAAAACCTTGCCATGGTGGCCGCTCCCGAACGTAGGGCGCTGCTGGATGACTTGGAACAGGCGGTCCAGGCGAACAAGGACAAGTTCACCGACTGGCGCGACTCCGACCTTTTCCAATGACCTTCACGGTCAAACTCTCGCCCACCTTCAAGCGGCAGGCGAAAGACATTCTTTCTCGCTATCCCGCCTTCAAGCAAGAGCTTGTGGATTACCTGAAGAGCCTGGAGCAATCCGCACCGCGTGGCGATCAAATCCAGCGGCACAGGATGCTATGGAAGGACCGGCTCGGGCTTAAAGCGTACAAGATCGGGAAGCGTGGCGGGCTCCGCGTCATCATGTACTTTGATGGCTCGGAGGGTGTTTTCCTGCTCATGATCTATAGCAAGCGCGACATTGCCCAGCCGACAGACAAAGAACTCAGGGACGCAGTAGCGGAATTGCGGGGGTGACGGGGGCCCAAAAAAGCGGCCCGGACTACACCGAACCGCCTCAGGCGATTCAACCCGGCCGGTTATTCGACTTCCGGTAGGGGGCAGTCGGCAAAGCCATTGGCATCTTCACCGGGCTTCCCGGCCAGACCATCAAGTTCAAAAGCTACCAGGGCGATCTTTCTCCCCACCTCTCGTAGCGTCTGCCGAAGGAAAGCCGCATCATGGGCCTCATCCTTGAGGACGCTTCGAATAAAGCGAACATGGTTCTTGAGGTTGCACGACTGCTGCCACAAGGCTTTGTTGAAATTGTCCATGGTCCTCTCCTATATCTCCGAAAGGTTCTTGATCCGCCCGTCCGTCACCATCCCCGACAAGGACAGCTTCCCGGCCTTGAATAGCTCGAAGCGGGTCTTTCCCAGGACGCGGCGCACGAAGGCGGGGTCCTCCTCCAACTGGCGCTTCATCCAGGCCGTATAATTCTCTCCGGGCTTGGTCCGGTCAACCTCGGCCACCTTGAATTTCGTACTGGTGCTGCCGTCCTTGTGGTGGACTGTCTTGCCCGTGTGCTTGACCGTGGTACGGCCCGTGTCGGGCATCTCGTCGATGCCGATACCCAAATCCCGGAAGGTGGGCGTCACCACCGTGTAGAGGCAGCGGCAACGCCAATGGGCCGGCAGGGAGGGGCGGGGCTCCCCGGGCTTGTAAATTTTCCCGTCCATGGTGCCGCAGGCAACGCAGGTACGGCCGTCGAGCACGACCATGCGCTTCCAGCCGGCCACCACGTCGGAGAACTTCTTTTCGATGATCGATTCCCGGGCGTGGTTGCTGGCGGAAAGAAGAAAGGTCCGGGCCAACCCTTCCAGGCCGGGGACGCTGCCTTCAATGCCCTCCATGCGGATCATCCGGGCCGCTGCCTGCACGCCTTTGCCTTCGATCAAGGCCCGCCTGCCGGCGCTGATGATCCGGTCCCGGGCGCTGGCCTGGAGCTTTCCCAGGAAGTCGTTGATGGTCAGGCCCTCCACGGTCGAGGACTGGAACCAGGCTTTCGTCATGTCCAGAGAGAATCCCGTGCCGAGGCCGACCGCCGCCCCGCCGGTCAGTTCCGACATAGCCGCGGCTGTCTGCGTGGCGCTGGCCTGGATCACGTCTTGCCCGGCCTCGTGAAGCTGGTCGCCGGCCGTGGCGTAGACCTGGGCAAGCACCTTGTCGATAGCCGCCGCCTGGGCTTCCAGAAGGGCTTTTTTACGGCTTAGGGGCATGTCCGCGAAGTTGTCCCCGGCATCGTCTGCCAAGGCCGCCAGACGGCCGATAATGGCCGCACGCGAGGCCCTCAGCTCTTTCACCATGTCTTCGGCAAGGCCGGTCGCCCGCTGGTCCACGGCGTGCTGAAACTTGAGAAGGTCGTCGAGGTACTTGTCGGCCATGGCCTATGCCCGCATCTGGAGCTTCCAGAGGACGGAAGCGGCGTCTGCTTCGACATTGATGATAGACCAGTTCCGGCCCTCGAAAATAACCGTGTCGCTGGCCTGGGGTTGGATGGCTATTTCCGCCTGCCGGATGGAAAGCTTGCGGTCGCCGGTCTTGATCAGCGTGCCGTCCACCAGGAAGTCGGCATAGCCGGTGACGATGCCTTGGCAGGGATAGTCCGTGGTTGCGCCCTCGTCGTATGCGCCCGTCGAAGGGTTGAACTCGCCTTCCTCGGTGCGCCGAATGATGATGTCGGCCGGGATGTCGCCCAAGGCTACAAAAGCCGAAGCCGTGGCGCTGGCCAATACAGCACGCAGTCCCATGATTATACCCTCTGCAAGCTGATGGTTCGCAAGCCGCCGCTCCGAAAGCCGTAGGGAGCCACCAGGGCAAAGACCTGGTCCGGGATGACCTTCACGCGGTCGCCCGGGTCCACCTCAATCTTCACGGTGTCGGCCTGGATGGACTTCATGCCGGCCGTGTCGGGCAAGGCCGTGGTGTCCTTGGCCAGAAGCACAAGGGCAAGCTCCATCTGCGCCACTTTGACCGCCTGGGGCGTGGTGGTGGAAGTGACGCCCGGAATGTCGAGGCGCGGCCACTCCATGCCCTGGTCCGGGGAAGCCTTGGCCCCCTGCCAGACGATATACCGATCCAGGAGCACGGCGGCCGTCACCAATGCCTTCGCCTGATTGTCGGCGCTGGCGCTGGTCCAGGCGTCGGCGTGCAAGCGGTCCCCGAAGTAGGCGGTCGCCTCATCCGTGGTGACGTAGCTGTTAGACCCTGTAAGCACTTCGGCCATGGTTCATCCCTCGCTTGAAAAATTGCCGGAACCCTTGCGAGCGTTTTCGGACTCCGGCGGGTCCGGGTTCGACCTTTTTACCTTGAAGCTGAGGCGCGCCGGGCGATATTGGCCCCAGGTCGGACTAGCTGGCGCTGTCGCTTGGACGGCTACGCATTCTTGATGCCGTGGAGACGGGCAACGGCATGGCCGTGCTGGACGGTCAGGCCGCAGTACCATTCCACAAGGATTTTCCGCCAAATCTCGGAATTGCCCTGATCGTCGGGGTTCATCGGCCCGTTCTGGATGCCGCAACACCCGTCCGCGCCCATGGAGACGGCATAAATGCTGGTGCAGGAAGCAGCGGCTCCGGTGGCGTCCTTCTCGCTGAAGGCCAGAATTTCCGCCCCGGTGGCGTCCTTACCCACGATGCCGATGGGGATGCCGGCATAGGCCGGAATCTGCTTGCCGAACACGTCGGAGACGGTTTCCTGGGCCTGGCCGGCCGCACGCATGAGGGCGTTCACCTTCCGGCGCAGGGTCTTGTTCATGAGAAGCACGGTCGGGGTGAAGTCCAGCCGGTCGATAAGCTCATCCAGCAGGGGCAGGGTCAGGGCATCGCCGCCCACGGTCGAACCGGCGGCCATGAGCTGATCCCCGACAATGCGGGTCTCCAGGCCGTCGAACTCCTCGGACGTGGTGGCCGAGTCGCCCTTGATGAAGGCGGCCTCGAACCGGCGGGACATGGCCCGGGTCTTCATGGCGATCTGTTCGGACAGAATGTCCGTGCCGTTGGCGCCCTGCATGGCGATCAAGGCCCGGTCGATCTTGATCAAGCCGCCGCCGATCTTGAGGGACTCGGTCATCTGGTTGATGACGCCCTGATCGGCCGTGTACTCGGCATTGACGGCACGAAAGCCCACAGAAGGCGGGGTCTGCTCAATGTCGTAGCTGTAGGCGTTGCCGGTGATGTTCTTGAACGGCAGGTATTGCAGTACGGCGCTGTTGGCCGGGAACAACTGGACAATGCCCTGTTGCAGGGGATTCTGGTAATACTTGGCGGATTCCGCCAGTGTCATGGTGGCCATGTGTTTTTCTCCTAGGCTTGGGCCTTGAGGCCCAGTTCAATCAGTTGCGTGGGCGACATGCCGGCCGTGTCGAGGGCCGGTTTGCCGCCGGGCCGTTTGGCATCGGGGCCGGACTCCGGGGCCTTGGCGGTGAACAAGCCTTTCTTGGTGGCGTTTCTGATCCATGTGATCTTGGCCGCCGGGGGCAGGTCGGGCACGATGTCCCGCATATCCTCGGGGATGTCCTCGACCAGCTCATTTACGATACCGGTGAGGGTCTCTTCTGCCTGCTTTTTGGCGTCGTTCACGGCCTGGAATCGCGCATAGGGCACGGTGCGTTCGCCTTTGTCGGGGGCGGTCCCGGGTGTGCCGTTTTGCTGCTGGTTGGTGTCCGGGTTCGGGGTCTGGTCTTCGGGGGTCTTGTTCGGGTCCATAGCGGTAACTCCTCGCGTTTTACGCCCGCGACGGCGCTAAATTTGCTGTTCCTTGAGGGCCGCCGTCTCGTCGCGCACGGTCAAGAGGTAGGCCATGGCGTCTTCCCTGGTGGCCAGGTCGGGGTTGCGCTCCATGACCGCATCCACGGGCGAAATGAGGCCCATCGAAAGGAGCAATTCCCAGGTGGCGGCCTGGTCTTTCTCACTGGCTTCCGGCTTGGGGTCAGCGAAATCGACGGAAAAGGTGGCGGCATCGGAGAGCGTGCGACCGGGGTTGTGGTAGTTCCAGACGGCCCGGATCACGCCGAAGAGGCGCTTCTCGTAGGACCGCCACAGGGCAATATCGTCGGACCGGGCTTCGGACAGTTCGGCATTGCCCACGATCTTGGAAATCCCGGACTCGTCGGTGGGGTCGGTGGACAGGGAGGATGCCGGCAGGCCGTTCGTCACCGCCGCCCACTTCACCAGCTTGTCGATAGCCCCGACCATCTCTTCGATAGGAGCTTGCGTCGCCGCGAAGCCCAGCTCGCCCTTCTCGGGCAGCTCCACCAGGGCACCAGGACCGGCTTGCAGATTGCCGCCGCCCTCGGCACCGCGCACCCAGCCGACGCCAAAACCTTGAAACTCCATGGTGTGGAGCAAATCCACCAGGGCCTTGTTGATGGCATCCTGAATGGCCACCAGGTCGTCCCCGCCGGCAATCCAAAAGGCGTCCGTGGGGGCATGGTCCCACAGGGGGATAAACGGCAGCACACCGTAAGGGTTCGCGCCGCCGTCGATCACGTGGCCGCGCCAGTCGAGTTGCTCCCAGGAGTCAATCGACCACACGGAATAGGTGATCTCCTCGGGCCGGCCGTTCTGGCCGTAGTGCGTGACCATGACGGAAAGGATGTCCTCGGGCGAGTCGCCCACGATCACGTCCAGGATGTCGCCGGGCAGCACGTCCAGGTCGAGGCGGCCATTGCGCCACACCGGCCGGAGCATGATGGTTTTGAGGAGCTTGACGTACCGACTGGCGGTCTTGAGCTTGATGTTGAGGGCGCACCCCTCGGCAATCTCGGCAAAAAGGGCCGTGTCGGCGTCGGTGCCGTCCACGGTGCGCTTGGGATCGTCGGCGTACACCCGGGCCTTGAGGTCCACCACCTTCTTGACCACGTTGACGAAACACGGGGTCAACTTCTCCGGCTCCGCGAACTTGGCCACCAGCATGTCGTGCAGGTAGGGAAGCTGCTCGTCGTGGTAATAGGCGAGGCGCTTTTCCGCGTCCGCTTTCCGGGCCGTATTGGCGGCAATGATGGCCTTGCGGAAGGTATCGTCTACAATGCTGCTCATGGATTACACTCCCTGGTAGACACGCGGCCCTTCGAGCTTGACGTAATTCTGGAAAAAGACCGGAAGCTGGTACTCGTCATCCAGCCGCATACGCAAAAATTCCTGGTACATCGCCTTCACTTCGCAGTAGGTACGGCAGTCTTCCTTGCATAAGAGCTCCATTTCCCCACCCATGAGAAAGCACAGGCCCCGCGTCGGTCGCCTGTTGTTGCAGACGATGCGCTTGAGGGCATAGACGCTAAGGACCGCCGCCCTGGTGGCAAAAACGGACCAGTTGAGGCTGTAGACCGTATCGTCATGGAACTTCTGGCTGGAATGGCCGAAGCGATAGTTGCCGTCTTTCAGCTCGTCATAAACAAAGGTCCGCATCTCGCCGGTCAGGACTTCAAGCTGCTTCGAGAGGTGTAACCGCCCTTCCTTGGCAACCCGATGCAGTTCCACGAAGGAAAGGTTCTGGTTTGTGCTGGTGGCGGAAAGGACTTCGCAGGGGATGCCCTGATCGTCCAGCCAGGGCTTCAGGTCGGCCGTCTCGTAAAATTCCAGGGTGACGGCATCCAGGTGGTAGCGCTGATGGTCGGCAAGGATCTCTTTCTTGATGGCGTGGGCCGTGTTGATGTTGAACACGCGCTGATTCAAGACGAAATATTCCGGCTCCAGGTCCTTGGCCGACGCCACCTTCAAGGTCGTGGTCCAGACCGTGGAATCGCCCCCGAAGAGCTTTTTGGAGCGGTCCAGGCCCCCACCAATGATGAACTTGCGGCCCTGGGTCAGTTCCCCCAGGCGGTCAGGCGGGAAGGGAATCGGCAGGTCGCACTGGCAAAGGTCGATGATCTCGGGCGGGAACAGGGCGTTTCTGGCGGCCGAACGCTTGCCCAGGATGTCGCGGTCAAAAGCGGCCGGAAGCTGCGTGGCCTTGAGTCGAAGGGCCTTGGAGCGGTCGATCCACGACGGGGCATCCCGAAGGTAAGTGTCCAGGTCGGGGTATTCGATCCGGCGGCAGAAGATGCCCGGGTCGGTCTCGGCCAGCTGTTCGAGTGAATGCTCGGCGCTGCCTTCCGCCCCGGTATTCGAGTCGATCAGGCACAGGCTCCCCTCGGTGTCGAGCAAGGAAGCCTGCATGGCGTCGAAAGGTCCGGTGTCGGGGCAGGCGTGAAAGTCGCTGATCCAAAGCACGGCCAGCTTGTCACCGAAGGCCATGGCCATACTGGTGTTACTCGACTGGATGGTGTTGCCCAGGTGCGCGTTGATGATCTCGGCCTTGCGGATGTCCGTCTCCGCGATCATCGCCTTGAGGGCCGGGGTATGGCGGATGATGCCGCGAAGGGGGCGCATCTGGACGCGCTCGCTATGGTCGCCCGCGTTGCCCAGGACCTGGATGTTCAGGTTCTCCCGGGAGGTGAACAACCACAGGACGACCAAGGCGAAGGTGGTGCTCTTGGCGTGCCGGCGCGGGGTCACGTGCAAGACGATGGAATGCTTGAAGGGCTGGTCCTCGCCCGGCTCCAGTGCGTCACGGATAAAGTCGGCCTGCCAGGGCTCCAGAACCACAGGCGTGTACTGGTTCCCACGGGTCAGGATGCGCGGGCGGATGTCGGCAAGCCATGCGAAAAACCCATCGGCACCGGGAGCGTTCCACCGGGCCAGGATGGCGGCGTTGTCGGCCTCTACGGGCCTCTTGCGCTTACTGGCGGCCAAGGATGCCCCCCAGGTCAAAGCCGTCGATGGGTGCCTTCCTGGTGGCAGGGGCGGCCTTGTGCTGGTTGGGATTGGAAGCCATGAGCTGTTGGACAATGGTCGTCATCCTGGCCTGAATCCTCATATAATCCGGGTGTAGCTCCTGGCCGGTGATGAAATCCTTGCGCCACGTCTCAAGCATGAGGTAGAGCGGGACCACGCCACGAATAAGCATGAGCTGCGCTTGATCGGGCTTGCCGCCCACCAGCTCCTTGAGCTTCGCTTCGATGATCTTTGCCTTCATGCGTCGGTCCTGGTGCTTGTCCGGGTTCTTGTGGCAAAGTCTAATATATCCCGCCATTTATGAACACTCCGGTTTACCCTTGATCTACCCTTGGATTGACGACTGACTGACGTCCGACGGATGGATCGATTGTTGTCTGCCTATCATGCTTATATCGTTTGATATTTGTTGGTAGCCCTTGTGACTCTTACTCATGCGGCTGGTTGTCGCTTCGACATGGTGTATAAAAACTATACACTCACCCGGCCGCTGCCCGGCGCGCAACCGCATCTTTTTTCCCCGCCTTCACCAACGCCTTGAATCTCTTCTCGATCTCCGCGAGGTACTTCTCGAGAATGGAGAAGGTCAGGTATTCCCCGGCGTTCCTGCTGCCCGCGAAGATAAAGGTGGTCCCGTATCTGACTTGCCACGCCACCAGGGTTTGCACTGCGCTCTTGGGCGTCATCTGGCTTCGATACTGCCCGTGGGCAATTTCCTCGAAGCTGGCCTCTATAACGACGGCGAACCGTTCGAGGGACCGGGCGCGGGCAAGTTCTTTCTCGAAGCGTTCGCGGCCTGTCGTCATGCAGCCGATGATGTCGTCAAGACTCTTGCGTTCAATAGCAATCTTGTCTTCGAAGCATTCGATGGAATAGTCGCCAGTTGGTAGTGATGCTGACGCAACTTCGCAGTCGTATTGCCCGAAAGAGTAGGGAAGCTGTTCCCGTGTATCAATAACGATACGCATATTTGCTTCGTCTCTGCTTAGGTTTATAGCCAGTCTTTTTGAAGTTGAGCTTCGCTTCCATGGCCTCCAGGTACGCGATGGCCTCTTGCTCAAGCTCGGTCTCGGATTTTGTGGAAACCTGGGGCGTGGCGGTTCTGGTCGGTGTGGTGATCTGGTGCATGGTGACTCCCTTGCGGTTTTGTCGGTTTTGTCGGTTTTTTTTGGCCCTACGTATAAAAATGGCAGAGTGACTGATCCTG